GATCCCTTGCTTGCCTTTTGATGTTACTTAATGATTGACTGCTCAATTTATCATCATTTTGTAAGACTTCTATCTTGAGATTTAAAATAGTAGCAGTCAATTCTTTTTCTTTTTTTAAACTTTCACTACATGGCATCACTCAACCTCTTGAATTTCCATACCAGGGCAATCAAACACCCAACTCATGTCATTTTCTTCTAGATCGGTTTTAGTATGATACCCTAAATAGAATACTCTATCATAGCTAGA